CTAACGAGTTCTTTGCTTCAGGATTGAATCCTCTAACGTTAAAAAACCTTTGGACTACGATGTTGTCGTTCAACGTAAGTAGGAATTCCATTTTGGTGCTGTCTTGCTCTCTCATATTTATTTTTTGTTTATATTTCGTTTTTCTTTTCTTGTTAATTTCATAAATGGTGTTAAAAAACTTACCCAAGCTTCATCGTTCTTGGGTAGATACTTAAAGAGACCATCCTCCATCATCATTCTCATTAAGTTTTTGTAACCACGATCAGATGGATCAATGGTATCTTGGTATATTTGTTCTACTAATTCTTTTCCATCATCGGTAATTAAAGGGTTGGACAAATCTACTATTTTTTTGTTTAACTCATAGAAAGTTTCTCCAAGTATACCGTTTTTGGTTTTACCAGTCAAAATATTTTCTAAAGCTTTGATTTTTTTTGGTTGTGTGTTATTTCGTGCAATATCCAAAATTTCTTCCACAGTACATGGTTTTTCCAACATTTCAGGGAAAAGTTTTACTAAGGTCTTTTCACCTAGTAATTCGATACCATCGATGTTATCCGATTTGTCACCCGTGAAGATCTTTGTTAATAAGACGTTTTGGTGAGGTATGTTGACCTTATTTATCGAAATGGTGTCACCATACCCCAAATACATTTTAGAGGTAGGAGAGTATATTGTAACACGTTCTGAGATGAGTTGGGTGAGGTCCTTGTCTGCGGAAAAGATAATGATATTCTCGTCTGTAGAAATTTTACAGTAATACGCAATCAGATCATCAGCTTCGTTATTTTTCATTTCAACCTGACGAACAAAGATTTCTTCCAAATATTGCTTAACTCTGGCTTTTTGTTGTAGATATGATTCGTATTTGAACTCATTCATATCATGCTTTCTATTAGCTTTGTATTGAGGATATAAGGATTTTCTTATGGAAGAGTTTGAACTTCCATCCCAAAACACAACCACTTTATCATGATTATGTTCTTCTAAAAATTTTCTGATAATGTTTATAAAATGGTAAATTCCACCTAAGTGGTCTCCACCATTATATAACTCTTTTACTCCGTGAAATCCAATTTTGAACAGATTGTCTCCGTCAACTAATAATGTTTTAATCACAACTCGTGATTTAAATGTGGAACAATAAACTAATCTTCTTTTTCTTCTTTTAAGGTGAAATCACCATCAGAACCAATAATATCTTTCCAATAATCGGCATATTCTTTTTTGTAAGCTTCGATGGATGTCTTTTCTTCTGATGCTTCTTTACCCGCTAAAAATCCGTGAGGAGTAACAATAATTTTTCCATCTTCGTATCCTAAACCATTGATGTGGTTTTTCAGTACAGACACTTTAGTTCTTGTGGCAAACTTAACACTTCTCTTGTCTTTTGTTGCAGTAATTTTGTTTGTTCCAGCCCCTTTTTGATTTCCAAACAAAAATACCAATGATGAGTTTAACCAAATGGCTTCACCACCTTTAGCTTTAATCTTCGGTTGTCCAAATGGATTGTCAGGTAATTCAACCCAAGGTTGGTTAACAATTACCAAAGTATTTTCATACTTAGAATCTGCTTTACGTGAACCTGAAATACGTTGGTTGATACCCATACCTATTTTGTCCGCCAATGTAGATGCGTTGTGTTGTTTTCCACCTTTACCTTCAAAGGTCATCTTACATGGAACAGAACCAACTGAATCCCATAAGAACAACAAACTATAGTCCAACTCACCTTTTTCTTGAGCATCTAACAAGCTGTTGATATAATCTGTAATCTGTTCAATATAGTCAAAATTGTTGTTGAAAATATAGAATCCGTCCCAATCGAGTTCTCCTGTTTCTTCATCAACAACTTCCTCACATTGAAAACCCATTAGTTTGGCATGTTCGAAACTCCACTTCTGTTCAGTAATAATGAATACAGGGAGGATACCTTTCTTCTGAGCATCAACTGCCGTTTTTACCAAAGCGGTAGTTTTACCGGTATCCGAATGACCCAAGAACATATTCAAATGTCCAACTGCAGGACCAGGAAGTCCAACTGCATCTAAGAAGTCAGGTCCCAAATCAAAAAATCTTTGGGGTTTATATTTTGCAGAGGTTGAAAATTTTTTCTTCAAACTCTCGAAGTCATTCTTTTTAATTGCCATAATATGAAGTAAAAATGAGCATAGGTTTTTGACCTATGCTCGTAAAGTTATTTAGAACGGTAAATCTGAATCAATATCAGAATCCATTTGTGGATCTACGTATGAGGATTTTTTAGAACCTCCACCGAAACTTTCTTCGGAAACTGACGAGTCACCATAAACGTAACCACCCTTTTCGTTGTCCCACTTAGGTGTTTCTCCTCTTGCGATTGCTTCAAGGTATTCTACAGGTTTTTTGGAATACACATCAGTCCAACTCAATTCATCATCAATCCAAGCTTTTGATTGAGCTTTGTCAGTATGAACTGGTGCTGGATCATCATACATGATAGTTGACACAGTTGTATACTCTTTACCCTTAGGTGTTTTAGCTTTCGATAGTTCAATAACCAAATCTCTACCATTAGTAGGGTCAGTAATATCTCCTTTATTTCTCCAAATAGGTATGATCTTGTCTAAGATACCGTCGTTCTTATAGTTGTGTTTGAATCTCCAAAACTTTGGACCATCTTCTTCATGGTCTCTATCAATTAACTTCACAATATAAAACTTACGTGATTTATATTGTTTTGCCAATTCTTTGTCAGATTCTTTACCAGTTGACATCAACTCTTCATAAACCTCATTCAAAGGTGAACGTTCGTTGTCATTTTTTCCTGGATCGTAGAATTTCTGCCACTGACCTCCAACTTGGATTTCATGATACCACGCTTCTTTGAATGGTGATGATCCATCTGATGTAGGGAGAATTCTAACTCTTCTCTGTCCTGATTTTTCTTTGTCTCCTAAGATCAAAGCAAAATACTTTTTCATTCTTTCGTCTTGCGACATTCTCGATTGGGCCCCGCCCCCTTGCTGATTTTTTTCGTACTGTGCCAATACGGCGTCTAATGAACTCATAAATTTTAATTTAGTTAGGTAATTTGTTTATATAATAATAGTTAATTGTGCGACTTTAGTCAAATAAAAAAGGTATCCGAAGATACCTTTAAAACATTGTGATAGATGATTATCTAAAAGATGTTTTGTATGGATCTTGTTCTATAGAACCAGGTTGGAATGAATTCTTAATGTCATTAACATTTATATCAGTAACTTCATCCGCTGTCAAAATATAATCATTTTTTCCTGTCTTTTCCATTTCTTCTTGCTTATCATCAAAAAACTGAGATAGTTTTTGATTAAAAGGATAAGAATCGTATGATCTGAGTTCCAACTTTTCTTGTGGAGTTTTTTCTCTGTATTTTTCAATTTTGTTTTCCAAAGAGTTTAACTTTGTCATAATCGTATCCATCTCACTTAGTTTCGATTGGAGATCACTTAGTTGACTGAATAGATTGTTAAAATATTCTTCTTGTTTAGTCTCTATGTTTTTTTGCGAATCGACTAGTTCAGTGATGTCAAGTTCTTCTGAACCTGATTCCGTTTCTTCAGATTCTCCCTTATCGTCAATTTTCTCGACCTCTGGATCTGACTCAACATCGATGGGTTGAGGGGTTTCATCTGCCGGAAGTGGTGCTCCTGCCGGTGCAGGCGCCCCCGCCTCAGGTGCTGGCGCAGGTGGAGTTAATGCCGCTAATCCAGGATCTGCGGGAACATCTCCAGCTTGTTCCATTATATATTGATTTATTTTTTGATACCTTTGTATCTCACTTATAATTTTTTTATCTAAACTCATTGCTTAACCATTTAATAATGTTTTTATTCCGTTAGCGGTTTCTACTCTAACCTTTCGGTTTGCAGTAGTTTGATGACCCGCTCTTTCGATAAGTCCATCCCTTTCTCTTACTGTGTAACAATCACCTGTATCCAAGTCACAAACTTGTTTAGTTCCATCTCCGTTGTCTTCTTGAGAATATCTAACTGATTTACCAAGATAATTGTCTAATGCTGATTTAATGTTCATAAGAATCTTTTTATATAAATATGTTGTTATGTTATAAAATAATCTTTTCTGACGTTGCGTTAAATCCTGCGTTCGGGAACTCTGGGACAGTATATCTTATTCCCATCTGAAAAGTCCCCAATGATGAAACTTTAATCAACTTAGTGAATTTTGTACTAGCGTCACTTTGGATAGTAATTGGTACAGTATCTAATTCAGGAACTCTGTCAATTATCGCAGGTTGTATTACCGCATTATCCAAATTCAATTTACCATCTCGTTCTAAAATAGCACCTCTCACTGTGGTTCCAAGCGAATAAGTGTAATATCCACCATTCGGTTTTTCAATATTATAGTAACTAGGACCGTTAAAGTTTGGTAAAGGACCAGAATTCGTCTCCGATACCAAATTTAATTGTAATAAATTCGGAGGAGTGTTTTGAGGAATATCAAGTTCAAAAGTAAAAGGTAGGTCGACATTTTTAGGGTTCAATGATTTATCATCAGGAACTGCCATCAAAATTATATTTACAATAGTTTTGGTAGTTTCAAACCTAAAATCTTCTAAATTTAGAAGTCTAATCATTTGTTCTTTGTTTACCTCAAATTCTTG